TCCAAACAACATGACTTTGTTCACTGGGTGTATGAAAGGTTTGTGAATAAGGAACGGGGCTTGGCGGAGAAAACCCGCGAAGTCGGCTTCTCCTGGCTTGCCGTTTGGTGTGCGGTTTGCATCTGGCTATTCTACCCACAAGCCGCTATTGGGTTTGGGAGCCGTAAGAAAGAATCCGTTGACAACGGCAAGGACGACCCGGACTCGTTGTTCTGGAAAATCCGATATTCCATCTCCAAGCTCCCCCCAGCATTCCGGCCGACTAACTACGGCGCCGGGCAGAAATGGGGCGTTATCCCGAATCCGGCAAACGGCTCGGTGATCAAAGGAGAAATCGGCGACAGCATTGGCATGGGTGGTCGGTCGGTTATTTACTTTGTGGATGAGGCCGACGCTTTAGAACACCAGCAACTCGTAGAGGCTTCCCTTTCCGCCACTACCGATTGTCGCATAGACATCTCCACCGCAAACCAAGTCGGCTCCTTGTTCTACAACACCCGCCGACAGCTTCCCTCCTCCCAGGTCTTCACCATCGACTGGTGGGATGATCCGCGTAAACGACTCAACCCAGATCTCCCAAAAGAAGAAGAGCCGTGGTATCGGAAGAAGAAAGTCGAGATGTCGGCGACATCCTTCGCCTCCCAGGTAGAGCGTAATCCTTCCGGCGCACTGGGTAATGCGTTCTTCCCGGCGGAGTTAGTACAACAAGCCGTCGACACTCCTATCTCCCGTATTGACCAGCCCCATACCACTCATTGGCGAATTGGCATCGACGCCTCCGGCATGGGCAACGATGAGACGGTGATCTGGCGGCGCCGGGGCCGACTATCCCTCCCACCTCTCCCCATCGGCAACCTTGACGGCATTCAACTCGCCATGCGGGTGCAAAAGGAATGTGAAACCCTGCTTAAACTAAACCAAGGCGGGATTGAGCTTATATCCATTGAACGAGACGGCCCCGGCGGGTCATGCGCCGATCAGCTAAAATACTCCGAATACGCGCCGATACTTCGAGCACTACACACCGGCGCTAGACTCTCCGACGGCCGACATTACAACATCCGGGCTTATCTCCACGCACAAGCCAAGGAGTATTTGGAAGAAAACGAAACCCACCTCCCCCATGATCCGTCATTCTTCTCCCAGATAACAGCCCTTCTCCATGAATACAAAGGAGGGTTGTTGCTGATTGAATCGAAAGAGGATTACAAACGGCGGCTCTCAGGAGCGGTGAAGAAGCATGAGCGGCAGGCCGGCCGATCACCTGACCGATCAGACGCGTTTATTCTCACATTCGCGCCGCCGCCGCAGCACCCTCCAATAACCCGTAACGCTACCACTCCCTTACTTACCTCCTCCAAGCCGTGGCGGCCGTTGGACTCAACTCTAGGTTACTAAAATGATTGATTTGCAATCTGACGACATCGCCTCCGTCCTCACCCCCATTGCGCGTGATTTGTGCAAGGATAGAGAAGAGGCGATAAAAGCGAGGAAGAACTCTGGGCTGGAGCATATCTGGGCCAAGGCGAGAGAGCAATATGACGGGAAGGACGGGATGAATCCCGGCTGGTCCAAGGCGGAAACCCTGGACGGCCCGATTAGCTCTCGGCAAGAATCGCCGCCTACTGAACGGTCCACCGTATTCGTCAACATCACTCGGCCGTATACAAACGCCGGCACGGCTCGAATCGCCGACATCCTCCTCCCAACCGGCAAAATGCCGTGGGACATCAAACCTACTCCCAGGGCTGATTTAAAAGCCGTGGAATCCTGCTTTGTGGATTACCCACAAGAAATCTCAGAAATCCTTGAAAACTTCCCTGAGCTTTACTCGGCCCTTCAGCAAACCGAAGAGACGGCCAAGTTGGCTGCAGAGGAAGCGAAAAACGTAATCAAGGATTGGTTAGTGGAATCCGACTGGTTGTCTCACGTAAGGATGCAGATCTCCGAGTCCGGCATCGTCGGCACCGGCGTGCTTAAAGGGCCGTTTCCTCAAAAGAAGAAACTATCTTCTCAAATGGAAGAGCTAATCGCCCTGGCGCCGATGCTTGTCTCCAACCCTGATACTGGATTGTTAGTACAGAAGGAGCTTGAAAATAAACTTTACTACTCCCCGGCGGCTGAGTGTATCAAGGTTGAAAATCTTTTCCCGGCGCCGGATTGCGGCTGTGATATTCAATCAGGGAAGTATATTTTTGAGAAAATCCCTGACGTATCCTCCCGCCAGCTGCAAGAGATGCAGTCCGACCCGACGTATTTGGCCGATCAAATTCAGGCTTGCCTGGAAGAAGGTGCGAAAGGAGAAGGGAAGAATACGCAGGACAAGAACACGCCGTTTGACCTCTGGATTCGTACCGGCGTTGTATGTATAGGGGAGGACAAGCAATTCCTCACCGTCGTGCTGTGCAATGATCGAATCATCAAAATCGCTGAGCCGATGTTGGATAAAGAGACCTTTCCTTATCGGCTGCTTATCTGGGAGCGCCGGGAGGATTCGTGGGCCGGCGTCGGGATTCCTGAACTCATGGAAACCCCACAGCGTGGCCTTAACGCCGCCGTCCGGGCGCTCATGGATAACATGGGATATGCCGTCGGCCCGCAGATCCTTTTCCGTAAAGGGAAAATCCAGCCTAAAGAAGGCGACGACTGGAAGCTACGGGCGTATAAGTTCTGGGAGATGTTGGAGGATTCCCTATCCATCTCCCCGGACTCCAACAACAAGCCGTTTGAGTTGGTTGAGTTCCCTTCGTACCTTGATTCAATTCTGCCTATTATTCAATATTGGCTGAAAATGGCGGAGGATACCACCGGCTTGCCTTTGCTCCTCCAAGGCCAAACCAAGCAAGAAGCTGTCGGCGTCAACCAGCAGCTTATGAACAACTCCACCACCAACCTCCGGCTCATTATCAAACGATGGGATGATATAACCTGTCGGCCGATGATTCAGGACTTCTACGATTGGTGTCAGCTTTATGGGCCGAAGGAGACGCACGGCGACGCGACGGTTGAAGCCATCGGCTCTTCCACGATGCTTGTGAAAGAACTTCAGATGCAAGCCTTGCTCCAAATCGGCGATCGCATCTTACAGCCGGTTTACGGCAAGTCCCCCTCCAAATGGATGGATGCGTTCCTCGAAGGCTTCCAAATCGACCCGGCTTCTTTGGAGCTTTCCGACGAAGAACGGCAACAGCTTGAAGCCGCCGCTAACCAGCCTGATCCGTCAATCATGGTTGCCCAGATCCGATCTGAAACTGACATCGCCGTAGAAAACATCCGCAAAGCGTCGGATGAGTTTAAGGCTATTCTCAAAGCCCAGGCAGATTCCCTGGCAGTCTCCCAGGCGAGAGAGAAGGTAGAGACTGAGTCGGCGACAGAGATTACAAAATCTGCCATTCAAGCCGAGGCCAAACCAGCCCCCCAAGGTCAGCCGTCGGCGCCGACGCTTGAGGCTGAGCCGGTGGACGTAGACGCCGCGTTGCAAACGTTGGGGTTTGTGGAGTGATGTAAACACGTTACGAATGATTCCACACGTAAACACAATGGCTCATTACAACCTTACTAGATCATTCGACATCGGCGGCGGAGACAAGGGTGTTTCGCTACGTTCCCTGGTTGACGTTGTTGAGAAACGTGCTATGCTTATAGCAAGCAAAGCGATGGCGCCAGAAACACCAGAAGCTCAGACTAACCTCCTTCGAGGTCAATATCTCGAGCTACAGTTACTTTCTAGGGCATTAAGGGAAATAATGCCTGGGCTTGACAGCCCTAACTTTAACCAGAGCCCAACGGGAACTGAGAATGTTTAAGCTGAACCATGTGTTGAGAGATGAGGAAGGCGGCGAGCCGAATCCAGGTGGAGAGATTCTCCCAGAAGGGGAAAGTCTCCCAGAGGGGGAGTTTGAAGAATCCCCTCCGGCTGGCTGGCTACGTGACCTTACCGAGGATGATGCTTACGAGCGGCTGCAGAGTGTCAAGCAATTCCCCGATCACCTTCGGGCGCTTGAGTCACGACTCTTCGGCTCAATGGGGCCGGTCAACGACAAGCTGGGTAAGCTCGAAAAAGCCGTTACGTCTCGTGTCAACTTTGACGCCGAGAAGTTGCAAAAGGCGATTGAAGAGTACGACCCGGCGCTTGCCAAGACACTCGGCCCTGCGTTGCAGGAAGCTCTCAACGTCACGCCGATTGACGCGGATACTATCTCCCCGTTCATCGAGCCGGTTCAGAAAAACATGCAATCCTGGGTTGGTGAGCAAGTTGTGCTTGCGAATTACGACCCGGAGGATATTTCAGCAATCATCCCAGATGTCCAGAACGGGCAGTGGGCGCCAGAGACCCAACGGCATAAGGATTTTATCGACTGGTACTCTGGCCAGGGTTACGAAACCCAGCAGTCTTTGCTCCAATTCGGAGCCCCCTATGTTCGGGCGTTGCGTAAGTTCGAGCGGTGGGAGAAGGATAGAAACAAGGATAGGGAAAAGACGGCAGGAGCGAAATCCTCTCGTCTGGCAGGTGGGCAACAGCCCACTTCACAGGGTCGGCGTCCGAGAGCGGCTGGGCCTCAAACGGCCGAAGAAGCATTCCTCGCCGGCTTCAAAGAGGTTTTTGAATAGGTAATCAACAATGGCTGGTCAAGTTTATACGACCGATACAGGTCGGTTGGAGAAATATCCAGGTAGAATCCTGGCCAAGGCGCAAAAGCGTGAGATGCTCACCAAGCTCGGCGCTATGGAGCCGATGCCGCAGAACAAGTCGGAGAAGATTGAGTGGCTTCGGTACCTGCCTTACGGCGGCGTCGATAATCAGTGGTTGGCGGCGGGCGGCGATACTGCCTACATTGCCGATCATCTCGTCACCGAGGGTGTGACGCCGGCGGCGGATTCGATCACCTCCACCAAGATCAACACCACGCTGCAGCAGATCGCGTGTCTGTACTCCTACACCGACAAGACTCGCTACGTCCATGAGGAAGGTAGCGAGATTCCGATGGAGATGGAGGATCAGGCTGCCCAGCGCATCGCCCTGTGCCGTGAGATGATGGTGTATGGTGAGCTGAAAAGCTGCACTAACGTGTTCTACGGTGGCACTGGTACCTCCGTCGCCAC